GTGGGGCCTGCGGCCCCGCAGGCCCCACCGGGGCGACTGTCAAGATATTCGTGGGCACCCCGCTGACGCTCGCTGGAGTGAGGACCAGCGGCGGCGTCCCCAGAGTCATGGTCGACCGCGGGCCGCTCATCGCGTGGTTCCTTCGACGACAAACGCGGCGCCCTCAAAAATGCGCTCTTGGAAGCCGTTGCTCGCGACGAGCCGCACGAGGTCCACCGTGTACTGATAGCCGCCGACCAGACGCCACAGCCGCGTCTCACGATCGATCGCGATCGTGAAGCACCCGTTCACGGCGTCGGTGATCCAGATGCCGCCATCAGGGGAATGGCACTCCACGATTGCCTCATGGTCGCTCTCGTTGACGCGCATCTCCAGCTTGAGCGTGGAGTCGCTGAGGTCAATCGGCGCGATATTGCCGCTCGCATCTTGCGACTGATAGATGAACGGCACGACCCAATCGTCGTTCTGGGAGATGTTCATCGTTATGCCGTAGTACGCCGGACCGGCCATGGCTCACTTGCGCCTCACCTTCGCGAACAGCTCGTCAATGTCCGTTCGGTTCTTGATCTCCCCGCGCTTGAGGCCGTTAACAGCGTTGTCGTAGGCGATGAACGCGTCATGGATGTGTTGATACATCTGCTGAGCCATCGAGATGACCTCTGCAGCGGTCATCGCGTAATTGTTCCAGTCGGCCGCGACCCACACTGTGGTGAAAGTGGAGTCGCTGAGCGCTGCATCAGAAGCAAGCCCGACGAGGTTCTTTGACCGGTCATCAGTCTTGATCGGCATGCCGGCCGGGGCCGAAGCGATGCCGGTGATGGTGATGCCGCCGGTCTCCGTGAGCCATCGCTGGTTTGCGGCGTAATAGGTATTATTCGCGAAGATGGTTTCGTGCTGGTCGAGGACAGCCTGCAACGACGCGTCGGTCTGCGCACCTTGACTGTCATAGGGCCACGGCGTCGGTTGGTTGATCGTACAAAAATCAATATACCCTTGATCGGTGGAGGGCACCTGCGTCTGCTGCAGGCTCGAGAATATCCGCCCGTCGTCAGTGAGCCAGTACCAATTATATGGAGTAAATGCCATCACCTTTCTCCCTAAGTATATTGGCCGCCGGTGCCTTGGATCGGGGTCAAGTTTCCAGGCAGGTATCCGCCGCCGCCGCCGTGCGTGGTGATGATCGAGTTCATCTGCACCTGGTAAGGAATGCCGCTGTAGTTTCCCTTGCCCGACATGCTGCCGAAATACATCTCAGCGAAGGAAAGGATCGAAGCGGTGATGAAGCCGCCACCGTTCAAGCCTCCGGCAAGGACGGGAATTGAGAGCTGCGGGAGGTGGCCACTGTCGGGCTGAATGATCCCACCGTCGTTGCACATGATGTGCCAGCCCTGAGGCGCTCCTGGATTGGCCCCCTGCGGGTTTCCGGCGATGATCCACTGTTTGCCGAAGCCGACAACGGCGGCCTGCGTTATAGCGAGATGGCCGCCGCTGCAGGCATTGAACTGGATGTCGTAGAGCGAGACGATCGTCCCGGTGCCGGAAATGTTGGCGCCCCACATGCCGTCGTTGGTATAGGCGCCGCTGGTCTGCAGCGCGAAGCCGTCGAAGACATGACAGGGCCCACAATTCTGCCCGATGATGGCGGACTCGCCGTTGCCGGTGAGCACGACATTGCCCGGCGTGCTTGGGCTTCCTATCCAGCTCACCTGGCCGCTGCCAGCCAGGCGCCCCAGCCTCACTCCGGCATATGTGCCGGGAGAGTACACATAGATGAAGATGTTGTGGCCGTTGAGGTTGAAGTTAGCGATGGTGTTCATCGCCTTCTGCAAGGTGGCGAACGGTCCATGCGGCGCCGTCGTCACCGTGGCGCTGGTGCCATCGTTGCTGTCGCTCGCGCCAGGACCGCCAACATAATACGTTTGATCGGCGCTCAAGAAGATCGCCTGGCCATCGGTTGGAGCAGTGGTGCTGACCACATTCGACCAGGCCAATTGAAAGTTAGTGCCGTCAAATGCCAGCAACCCGATCGCGCCGGCGCGCAGCTCGAGAGGATTAAGGGGACTCCGGTCCACCGGATGGACAATGGGAACGAACGGCAAGCCGCTGACGCTAGCGGTGGCCGGGGCCGTGTTGTCGTGTGCGAACACGGTGAGGAACGTCATTCCCGCTTTCAAGGCAGTCACCGGAGGCGTAACTGGTATGGAAACTTGGTTAACAACTCCGACGTCGACGCCGAATATCAGTTGCCCGCTCTGCACTCCCTTGGCGAGCTGATGAAGATCAGAGTTCGATGCGGCGAGCCCGGCATCGGTGATCAGGTTGACGATTTCCCGCTGCGGAAATTCTATCGACGCCGCTGGAGGGATCGAGCCGGCTGTTCCCGTGCTCGGATTGCCGTTTATGTAGGGCGCGTTTGGATCGCTCACACCGTAGGGCTGGTTATACTGCATTGAACAATCCTCACGGCGTTCCGGCGAATGGATCGCCCGGCTTCAGGCCTGAATAGTCGTAGATGATCTGCGTATGAGCGGGCTTCCACCGCTCGAGGATGCACTCAAGATCAGTGGCGTGACCGATCAAAAGATGCGGGTCGACGCCGCATTGACCGGACGAGCACCTGAACCACATCAGCTTGCCGGCGTGGACGTGGACCTGCCAGTAATAGCGGTTCTCCGGCGGCCCGAGCCCGTAGTTCGGCCATTCAGAAAGCTCGCCAAGCTGAACCGGCGTTCCGTTAGGATTGAGAATGATCTGGCCCCACTCGTTGTGCATGAGCGAGCCGTCGCCGATAACCCGGTTATCCCCGCAAGCATCGATGCCGACCATGAACGGCCGGTATTCGGTGATCGTTATGTTGTATCCGAGCTGCGCCGCCGCATCGATGAACCACTGGCGCGATTGGCCGCCGAGCAGCGTCATCCGTTGGACGAGGGCGATCTGCCTCGCGTGAACGGTCTGCGGTGTGGTGTAGCACGGATCAGGTAGTCCGAAGTTGCGCTCCCAATCCGGCAACAGCTCGACAGTTGCCCGCGGGTCGCTTTCCCTCTCCAGGAGATCGGCGGCTCGCCCGTCAACAAAGCCCCAATAATTCGTCAGGCCATCGACAGTCTGAAAAAGGACGCTGTCGAGCACCCGCTTCGGCCACGCCTGACCTTGCGGAAGCAGAGCCAGGAACGCCTCGCGATAATCCTCACCGCTCCGGCGGATGTGCCTGTCTGACATTTTCTGAGGAGGGAGACCTGCGGTCTCATGAGTAAGTGATGTCGCCGAGGACCGGCATGTAACCGTTGCCAGGCATCACGACGTTTGGAGTATTCAAGTCGTAGCTCACGACGCCAGGAGCGTCCGCAATGCCTTCGTTAGTCCAAGCGGTAAACCAGGTCTGCCCCGGCTGCTGCTTCGCATAGAAAATCGACTCGAGGCTGACGGTTATGTTGGCCCGCGTCGTGGAGTCGTCAGAGACGAGATTTTGTATTGGCACATTGACCTGGAACGGTATCGGCGCAACTACAAAGAAATCCTTGATGGTGACCGGCCGCACCGTGTCGAGATAGGCGGCGACCCTGGCGACATCGCTCGGCAGCGGGATGCCGCCGTTGTCGGCCCGCAGGTCATCGCACATGAACCTCACGGTCATCGTGCCGATGCCCATCTCGTTGGGATAGGACCACGCCCGCGTCACGCCGGGAACGGTCAGCGCCCAATGGATGTAATCTTCCTCGTCGCCGCCCATCGGCGGGTTGCGGATGCGCTCGAGGACGCGGGCGCGCAGCTCGTCGTCGGTCTCCTCGTCAGTTCCTCCGTCGAGGTAGCCCACCGTGACTGAGGTGACGCTCGCGATCGGCGCCACGAGATCGAGCGTCGTTCCGACGTCGAGGTTGCCGATCGTCCCAGGCGTGAGAGCTACGATCGAGGCGTTCGTCGGAGACCCCGCCGGCCCGGTGACAATCTGCTGCGTAGTCTCGTAGCTAGCGACGGTGACGCCGTAGGTCATGACTGTGGCCTGCGGTATGACCACGTTGTCCACGGAGCTGACGAACACCGCGGTTCCGGTGGCCGGCGTCGCCATCTTGCGGCCGACGGAGCCGTCTGAATTGACCAGCCAGATGTCGGCGTGGCGGTCGAGCCACTCCGTCTCTGCCGTGTCCGGCATGAGCTGGAGCGCGAGCCAGTCGATGTATTGCAGCGTGAGGTGACACGTGGCCCCCATCGCGTCCGACATGACACGCAGCACGCTGTTCGGCACGTTGGCGTCTGCGCCGGGCAGGCGGCCGCGGATCGCATCGCGGACGGCCCCGCGGACGTCGCGCAGGGTAGGTGTCGTCCAGGGCATGAGACCCCAGGTCTCCTTTGCTGAATTCAGTGCTCGGTGACGTCCGCGAGGAAACCGCTCGGCAAGATGTCGTCCCAGAGGATCTGATATTGGAGCTGGATCGCGAGCTGCGGCCCGCGGTAGAGCGCGATCGTCGCCTGGATGCGTTGCTTGTCGATGCGGGCGACGGCCACGTCCTGGCGGGACGCGAGGCCGATGTCGATGAACGGCTGGATCGCCTCGACGATGAAGTGCTGGACCTTGACGAGAGTCGAGCCCTCTTGCGCGTTCGAGTCCGCGATCTTCGAGCGTTTCAGCAGCCACAGCCGCGAGCCGATCGGCCAGCCGCCCCAGATCGTTCCGGCGTCCATGTCGCCCCACCACCCGCGCCGGTCGGTCGAGTCAGGATCGGGCAGAATGTCGGTGTCGGACGCGAGGCGGTCCGTCCCGAGCGCGACGATCACCGCCGTCGCGAGCGCCTGCGTCTGGTCAAGCGTGCCGTCGCCGAGGAGCAGCCAGTCTGATGACACCTCGGTCTGGTAGGGAAACGTGGCGTTTTGGACGAGGCGGATGTCGGGCATCAGTCGAACCTGCCGCGGTGGTCGATCCAGCCATAGGTCTGAACCGATATCGTCGCGCCGGCGTTGCTGGTGCGGCAACAGATGATCCCACCGGAGCTGGTCCTGATGTTCAGGCGGCCGAACACCGGGATGCTAGCGGTGTAGTTCACGCCCATGTCTTGGAACGTGTAGTCAGCCTCGTCTTGGGATGACCATCCCACGGTCGTGTTGGCCGTCGAATTGTTGAAGGAGGCGCGGATCATGGCATTGACCTGAAAGCCTGTCGGAACCCAAACCAAGCCATAATTCTGGCGCGCGGCTGTGGGAACGGCGAGGTTGGAAAACTCGCTTTGCAAATTTTGCCAAATAAACTCATCGCCGAGTTGAGTGTAGACCCACATCGCCGAGGAAGACGTCTTGACGGAACCGATGCGCCGCTTCTTCGTGTAGTTCGCCGGCATCGCCGGAGAGCTGGGGTTCGTCGACAGCAACACGTCAGTCACATTGGTGTCGGTCCGGTTGATAACGAAGACGTGGTACCAGGTGTTTCCTGCAGCCGTTCCGGCGTCGAGGCCTCCATTGCCACTGCCCACAACCCACGTCCCCGTGCTCTTGACGAACTGGCTCCCCACTATTGACATCGAAGTGGTGAAATCGTCCGACGTGCAGATACCTGGGTTGACTGCGATCTGGAGCGCCGACCCGCTCGGGATGATCGTCATTCCGCTAAGCTGACCGCGGACCGGCGCGGCCACACCGGACGGTCCAGACGCCCCCGTCGCCCCAACAGGTCCACTAGCGCCCACCGGGCCGGTGGCTCCAGTCGCGCCGGCCGGCCCCGCAACGCCTTGCGGACCGGTAGCGCCAGTCGGACCCGCGCCGCCGGCTGGCCCCGTTGCGCCAACAGCCCCGGCCGAGCCTATCGGTCCCGTCGCACCTATAGGTCCGGTCGCTCCCGTTGGCCCAACCCCACCTGTCGGTCCCGTTGCTCCCGCCGGACCAGCGAGCCCGCTAGCTCCCGTCGCGCCGACCGCACCCGCCGCTCCAGTCGGGCCAGTGGCTCCGGCAGGACCAGTGAGTCCTGTCGGCCCCG